TTTATGATTGCCGCTGCTATCATTGTATCCACAATTTTTCCTTTGATATTAAAACCATTTACTAATAACCAACCAACATCATAACTAGCATTATGAAATATTTTAGTTGCCGGTAAATTTAAAACATCTTGCATCCATGCGCAGGTTATTCCCTCGTCCATATTTCCACCTGCATCGTGATGTATTGGAAAATACCATTGTTGGCCAAGAGCTGCTACTGCGAACCCTACAATATGACCATCAAATGTTGCCCATCCTGCACCTTTTGTTTTTATGTTTGGATCTTTAGTTTCTAAATCAATAGCAATTTCTGTTGCTTGAGATAAATCTGGGTATTCTGAAGGACAAATCCAATCAGAATCATTATAAATAAAATTAAGTTGATGAGTCATTACTAATTAATGTTCTTATGATTGTTGTTCCTGGGTTTAAATCGTAATCTTTGATGCATCCTGATAAACTTACTGACAGCACAAGGACCACAATAATAAATTTAAATTTTTTCATTGTTCCAAAAAACTAACATTAAAACTATTAATCCAAAAATAGCAACAATTAATAAAATAGATGCAATTATATTCATTTCTTTTTATTTTTTAATCTCTTGATTTCTAAATCACAATAATGTTTTATTTTTTCCAAATCCTCAACTTTGTTTTTAAATAAATACCTGCAAACGTACTTCACAACGTTGCCCTGAAAAAAAGATAATTTGTTTCTTGATATAAATTCATATGGTTGAATTTCGAAAAATTTATAGTGAGATCCTCCAATTTGCACATCTTCTGGAAAACTTTCATCAAACATATCTTTATTTGTCATAATTTAAATCCTTTTAGTATTCCTAATTTTTCTTCTGCTGTTGCAATTTTTTCAATTAATTTATCTACTTCGTCCAAGTGCTGCGGATGTTCTCCTATACCTACAGATTTTTCTAAGTAAATTTTTATTGTAGCTTCAGCCTCTGATATTTGTGCAATATATCTATCCTCTAAAGCGTCTAATATTAACTTCCTAAACATAGTTTGCCTCATAAAGTTTAAAATACTTTCCTAACGGAAAGTTATATTGATGGTTTGTACCTAACAAATGTAAAGTTTGTTTAGATCTGGTAACTCCTGTGTACCAAACTCTTAACTCTTTTATCTTATCTGTTAAATTCTTTTTCTCATAATGTGATGGAAAGTTGCATTTACTGGCTAATACAACATTATCAGCTTCTCCACCTTTTACCTGGTGGATAGTATCTATTATTATTTTTGGTGGCTGCGTAAGATCTACACCTTCCTGCATAAGTTTTTTAAAATACTTTTTATCTTTGTCTTTAAATTTTCTTTTAAACACTTGATTCCATAGTCCTTTTTCATCTCTCATACCACATCTGAGATGTAATTCATCAAAATTAAATACTTGATTCGGGTGTGCAAATGACCACTTTTTACTATCCGTTGACCGGTATCCGTGGTCTATGTTTAATAAAAATTCATACATTGTACATGCTTCTTCTCTAGTAATACTACCGCCTTGACAGATTTTTTCCCAGTATTGAATTGCTGAAAATTGATTTGGGTCAAATGATTTGTTATTTTTTTGATCTTGATAATATAAACCTAAATTCTTTGCCTCTTGCTGGAGCTCTCTCTTTACATCATTAATTCTAGCTAAAACCATCCAATTACCCTCCATATCCCAAGGTATTTTTTTTAATCCATTCCATCTATAAATAGCACCTTTTTTTCCATTAGAATAAAATTCTTTTTCAACTCTATTTGAACCCATTGAATACAATAAACAACTAGAAAAAAAATGAATGTTTTTATTTAACCTTACAGATTTTTTTAAAACTAAAGATCTACCAGGGAACTTTTGAAAAAACTCAACTTCAGCTCCGTTCCATTCGTATATTGCTTGATCGTCATCTCCTGCAATATAAATTCTATCCACTGCTTTAGCTAATTTAACAACTAAGTCCCACTGTAGGGGAGTTAGATCTTGTGCTTCATCTACCATTAAAACTTTAAAAGGAATAGATACACCTTCACTAATAAATTTTTCTACCATGTCAGTAAAATCTAATCGGTCAGCTGTTCTTCCTCCACCTTCGACTTCCATAGTTTTAAATTGTTCGTAACCAGCAATAATTGATTTAAACTGTTGTAATCTTACAGCTTTTCGAGGTTGTTGTTTATATAACCAAACAGGATCTACTTTCATATTTCTTGCTCTATCATATATTTGTAACGACCAATTATTGTAAACTTTTTGATCATCATGGCCATCCTTATAATTAACTTTTACAGTTCCATATTGCGTGTGAAACATAAGCATATCAGCTTTAGGATCTAAAACAGGAATTTCAGCAAACTGTTGTCTTGCTAAAGAATGTAATGTTCTAAAATATTTGAAATCATCCTCATCATATTCTTTAAATCTTTTCCTAACTCTTGAAACACATTCATCAACAGCTTTGTTAGTAAAAGATATATAACATATTTCATCTGGTGAGTATCCTTGTTTCAGATATCTCTGAACTCTTTTGAGTAAGTTTTCTGTTTTCCCTGTGCCTGGAGGTCCAAATATTTTAATTGTCTTCCCACGCAGCTTTTGCTTTAACAAATTTGACATCTTTATTTTTATGTTCTGATTGTTTTGGTAAGACTACCACCCAGTGTCTTGTTTGAATACCTTTAAATTTAGATTTAGGTCTTGCTCCTCCTGTTTCTAAAAATTTAGTGCATTCTTTTTCACTCCAATTGTAGCCCATTTTTTTCATAAATGATTTAAAAGTTTCTAATTTAAATCTCATTTCATTTTCATCTCTCCAAATATTACCAGAGTCTATTTGATCAAACTCAGTTGTATCTTCAACATCTTCTAAAAATCTTGTCATTCTAGAATTAAACACATCGTCTAATTCTTCTACTGCATCAAAACCTTCCATATCTTGTTTGTTAGATACTAATTCTTCTAACCAATCTCGGTAAGGATCTGGATCTCTTTTTGTTGGCTTTAACGGTCGCCAAACAATATCATAATTCAAAAGTTGTTCTCCTAACAGCTGCTGTTGGTATAATTGTTTTGTAGATAATCTTATAGATTTACCTTGAATTGGTAAAATCCAATATGGCTCAGGATATGAATTTACTTTAAGAAGTTTACCTACCTCAGGTAAAGCTTCATTAGCTCCAATTCCAAGTTTACGCTTAACGCATTCAGATGATACACAGTGCATTCTAGCAATTGATGTTTTACATTTGTAAGCATACTCTTTGTTTTCAACGCCTTTAAATATATTTTGTAATTCTTTTGGATGTAATGATTCAGAACAAACTTTAGTCATCATGTTTCTAGTCCAATCTTCGTACATAACTGGATCTGGATTAATTTTTTTTGCTAATACTGCTACGTTAAACATAGCATCATTTCGACCTTCGCCTTTGACAACTTTATTTTTCATAAAATTTACGACACAAGGTGGATAATCTTTTGTTGAATCATCTTTAAATATTTTAAGTTTCTTAAATGAATCTGGAGTAAGTCTAAACTTGCTTACAAATTTATATAAATCTTCTATTTTTATTGAGTTACCTTCATCATCCATAGCAACTCTTGTTGGTGTTTTTGCTTTTTGGTATGGTAAGTTTACAAAATTACCTTTTCTTTTTTCATCCCATTTTTCAGGTGTTAAATCAACTTCATCTTGTGCAGGAAAAATATCAGTTGTGGTATCATTAATTCCTAAGTCTGATGCTATTTCAATTAATTTTTTACGCATTGAAGATGCTGCTACAACACCTTCAATGAATATAATTAGATGGAGTCCGTTGGACTTTGATCTGAATGGTACGAGTGGGTATTTCCTTTTCCGAATTGTCGATATAACTTCCTTATGCTGTATATTATAACGATCAACATCGATGACCCCCCAACTGCATGTATTATCATCTCTAATGGGAACTGATCCATAGTAAGCTTCTCCTTTTAAATGTTGTTTCCAATGATCCTTAGTCATTGGTTTAGGTTCAACCCAATGTTTAAATTCTGCTTTCCCTTTAGAATTTTTATTTCCAGTAGGAGCCGAACATCCAAAATATGTAGATGAGCCCTGGAAGAGTTCTATAAACTCTCCCAGGGTATTGTCAAGTAGGTCCATGTTAGAATGGAGATTTTTCTACTTGTTCTTCTTTGTTGTGGTTTGCTCTTACAGCACCTTTTTTACAACTTGTGTAAAAATCAAACGCTGCTTTAATTGTTTCTTCGCTCTCCACTTGTCCAGTATGCTCTATCTCCCAGCCATACCATGAACCTAAATTGTTTTTTTCTAAAACAGTTTTAAGTCTATAGTTTTGGGTAAATGGTGCAGGTCTAAAAAAACCTTTACCATCTTTTTTCTTGGCTCTGAGACTCATCATCATTGAGTTCCACTTCTTAGATTTTTTTCTTTGAGTGGATTTCATAGTAATCATAGCTGTTGATGATTTTTCTGGTTCAACCACTAAAACATAGTGTGAAGCAGTCTCCTCAACATAGTTACCATTCTCAAGACGATCTTTGCCGTCATCTCCTCTGGTTGTTTTTGACATAATATCCGAATCAGCCGAATAAACATTTACAGGAGCTACTGCGCCCTTATCTCTGTCTTTCCATTCGATATACTCCAACTTATAAAAACAAGGGATTACATTAATACCCTCAGCGCCATTATAAAGTTCATCGGTTACTGTGTTGTAAATCATCCCTGGTCTTGCTTCAGCTATAAACTGACTATCTCCTTGAGTGACTTGTGGAGATAATTGACCAAGAACTTTAAGGAATGGTAATGCTAAACTTTTAGAGTCTACATTATCAAAACCTTCATCAGCGAATTGCTCAATATTTATATTAGCAACTGCACCGGCTTCTTTTTTAATCGATACTTCGTTCGATTGTCCGTCTTTTAGTTTCATATGTTACCTATTATTTATTTGTTATTTTCGTTTTATTTGCGATGTACACACCGAACAAATCAAAAGGTAGTTCTTTACCACCTTCAATCTGCTCTTTAACAAAAGCCTTAAGAGTCATAGGCTCAACTTTTTCTTTTTTATTATAGTTGAATCCATGTTCTTCACAGACTTTTATTAATTCAGAGACTTGGTTGTCTTGCCCCCTGTTAAAAGAAGCAGTGACCGTATTTTTAATAAGGTCCTCAAACCCTCCAGTTCTTAACCAACCGAAGGCTTCTTCAACTCTTGATTCAGGAATTTTTGCTGCATAGAATGGTTTTACTTCTACAGTAGAACCATCACTTAATTTCAACAAAGATACACCAGCTTCCTGCATCATCTCTGGAATTATTCTCTCTTCAAAATCTCTTGCCTTACTTTTTAAAGATGATAATTTTTCTTCAGCGTCTTTTATACTAACGTGAATTTCTTTTAATTGATTACATTTGTCAGAAATAGATTTTACACTATCTTGACTAATGTCAATGTTTGACATTTTTTCAATATCCATATTTTCCTCCTGCTGGTCTCTTAAATTATTCGTTTGACGTTTGCAACAAAAAAATATAATTCTTTGCCAGGATGTGGAAATACCCTTACAAGACGAAACCCTATGAGCATCAAAGAAATGCTTTAGAAGAATCAGCACAAAAAACACAGTGGGCCTACTTCATGGAAATGGGTACAGGCAAAACTAAAGTTACCATTGATAACATGGCATACTTATATTTTAAAAAACAAATAACAGCAGTATTAGTTATAGCTCCAAAATCTGTTTACACAGTTTGGGAAAATGAAATTGAAACACATATGCCAAGTGAACTCAAGTATAAAATATTTAAATGGAATATAGATAAACCCAAGGATTACGCAAACCTAAATAAGTCTAAGGAACTTAGAATCTTTCTAATGAATGTAGAAGCTTTATCAACTAAAAGAGGAGTTGATGGCGCAAGTGATTATTTAATTAAAAATAAATTAAACTTTGTAGTATTGGATGAATCAACCACAATAAAAAACAGATCAGCAAAACGAACAAAAAATATTTTAGGATTAAGAAAACTATCTCATATAAGGCGAATACTAACAGGATCCCCAATAACAAAATCTCCATTGGATCTTTTTACACAATGTCAGTTTTTAAGTCCAGAATTATTAGGCTTTTCAAGTTATTTAGCATTTAGAAATAGATATGCTGAAATGACAGATATACCAGTAGGTTCTGGAAGATTTATATCAGTGCCAAAATATTACAAAAGATTACAAGAACTCGAACAAAAGATGAAGTTTTTTTCTACTAGAATTAGAAAAGATCAATGTTTGGATCTAAAACCAAAGGTAAGGCAAAAAAGATATGTTGAGTTAGAAGGTGAGAACAAAAAACTTTACGAAAAATTACGAACAAACGCTCTCGCTATAGTTGAAGATAGCACAATAAGTTTTTCAAATAAACTTACAGAAATTATTAAACTTCACCAGGTATGTAATGGTTTTACTAAAAATGATGATGGTGAAATAATGGCTTTACATAAACAAAAAATAGATACTCTTGAAGAAATTTTAAATGAAACCGATGGAAAAGTAATCATATTCGCTAATTATATTTATAACATTAATGAGATTGTTGCATTTTTACAACAAAAATATGGTGATAAAAGCACAGTTAGTATTTATGGTGCAGTAAATGTTGAAGATAGGCAAGAAGCAGTTAGAAAAATTCAAGAAGATGAGGATACTAGATTTATAGTAATAAACCCTACAACAGGGGGCTTTGGTCTAACACTTACTGCTGTAAACACAGTAATTTATTATTCTAATAATTACAATTTAGAAGTGAGAATGCAGTCAGAAGATAGGGCTCATAGAATGGGCCAAAAAGGAACTGTCGTTTATATTGATATTGTAGCCAAAAATACACTAGATGAGGCTATCATGAAGTCTCTTACTAATAAAGGTCAGATAGCTGCAAAAACTTTAGGTGAAGAAGATTTAAAATCATGGCTTCTGTAACTTATTGTAATCCTCAACTCTTTGTAGAAATTTTTCAGAGTATTCTTTTAAATCAGGCTCTGAGAGTTTAAATTCTTGATATTGAAGGTCTCGGGTACAAATTGCTATTACCCCCTGCTCTATGGGTCCGTAATTGGCTGTATGGGCTAAATAATAGGCACCCAACTGTAATTTATAGTCTTCAACCCATTCTTCTTTTTTTGGCTTATTTGCTTGTTTCCAATCAACAATACTAGGCTTTCCGTAAGCTACACATGAAAGGTCTGCTGTGCCTGCAAATTTGTTTTGATATTCAAGACTTATTTCATTACCCCAAACCTCGTCTATTTTAATGTTGTCCAAAATGGTTTTTGCCATCATTCTTGGTTTTTTACCTTCTTCCATATCGTTATAATATCCTTGGCCTGTAAGGGTGTATTCTAATACTTGATGCATTTCAGTTCCAATGGATGATGCTTGTTGCATAATACGATCAGCCTCTGCATCTCCGATTCGCCTTCGCCAATTATCTAAAAATCGTTTATCTTTTGTAGCTGATAAAATAGTGGTTACACTTGGAACCTTTATATTATCGACTAAATATTTACGCCCGGTTGTATCTGAAAATCTATTGTAATGTTTGTAAGGATATTTCTTTACTATTTTCATTTGTAGTTATTACTACATATGGTTTGAAAGTACAGCTAAAAGAATTGCAGTTAATCCACCTACAATCCATTTTTCCATTCTAGCTATTCTTGATTCCATTCTATCTATTCTATTAAAAGTTTGTCTTTGCATAAGTCTGCAAATCTTTTCATGATTATCTATTCTATCGATTGCAGATTTTTTAGCCACTTTTCATACCCCTTTGTGCTATCGCTGCACCTGTTGGATCATTAGGAAATAATGCTTGAAATTGACTTGCATCAACTGTTCCGGTAGCCGGTGGCACTGGTGCAGTAGGTTGTTGTACAACAGGATTTTCAAGTTCTAAGTCTTCCATGACATTTGTTTTTTCTACTTCTTCAATAGGTGCTTCAGCCTCATTTACCATTGCTTCATTGCCTGTTGCTGTTCTTAAAAACTCAACCGCATTATTATCTACCTGTGCACTTCCTGAACTTCCTGAAAAATCTCCTGCAAACATTGTTTCAAAATTTTGTTTAGGTAATGTTTTTTCATTATAATTTGGATCAGGAACTTTTGCATCAAGTTGTAAAAGTCTTTCAGTTATTTCATCTGCACCTACTGTTTTTGGATCAACTCTTGGAACATCTGAATCACTTTCATTTAAATAATTCATTAATCGAGCAAACGCTTCTCTTTTTTGTGTTAAACCTAATCTACCAACCACACTTGGTTTTTGTAAAATGTTTGCCGCTGTTTGTATGTCTCTACCTTTAAAATATCTACGGCCAAGACCTAATACACCAGGAACACCATCACCAACTTTTTTACCCATTAACAAAGCAATTTGTTCATCAGGATTTAACGCATCATTAAAAGCTCTCATTGCAATTGGATCTGTTAATATTTGACCAGCACGTCTACCAAGTAAAACAAATAATGCAGGAGCAAAAGGATTTACCGCTGCTGAACCTCCAAGAACAACAGCCCCAGCGAAAGAATTTAAGCCACCAAGTTGCAATCTTCTTTGCATGAAAGTAGATGTATCTGCAATTGGTGTGTCTGAAACAGCTTTCATGTAAGTTAAAAACTTTTCGAACTCTTTTGCTTTACCTGGACCACCTAAAATTGTAGTTAATTTTTTCTTAGCTACATCATCAGTTGGATCTGCAATACCAAGCTCTCTTAAAAATTTGTTTATATTAAAACCTGACGTATCTTTCGGACTAAATTTAATTTTAGTAGCATCAAATATTTCATTACTACCTCTTACTTTTGTAATATCGAAATCTAATGCACCACCTCTTGTAGACATAGCTTCCATGACATCTACTGTTCCATTAATTCCAGTTCTAACTGCAGCATCATTCATAATTTCATCAATCATCGTTCTTCCTGCAGGAGAGGCCGCTGAATCAAATCCTCTATAAAAAGAATTAAACATCCATCTTGCTTTCGCAGCATTAAATAATGCTTCCCCACCACCTTTAGTTACTCCAATTTGAGCTCCTGTTTTTTTCGATACAATTTTATCAGCACCCAACAGTTGTCTAAATTGTTTTATTGCTGTTGAATCACCTCGTGTAAATACATCATTAGCAAGATCATTAAAAAATCTTTGTGCTTTTTTTTGTTCAACTCCTCCAATGCCTGCTAAAGCTTTATTTGTAAAAGTTGAAGCATCATATCCTCTAAATACTTTTGTAACATTTGCTCTTTGATAAAAATTCATTAATGTAGCAAAGGTATCATTAGCTCTATACAATTGATCTTTAAGTTGTTCTGATTGTTTTAAAACTAAATTTAAATCAGCATCAGCAGCTGCTTTACCTGCTGTTTTTACCAAATTATCATAACCAGCCTTAAAAGTCTCATCTTTAAAAAAAGTCTCTTTAGTGATTGCACCACCGAAAGAATTTAAATCATTTTCTAATGCTTCCCTTATTGACCATAAAGTTGGTCTTATGTTTTGATAAGTTGTAGTTTCAATGGCTCTGTTCATCATAGTCATTAAACCTTTGTATTGCAAAGGTGTTACTGTATCGTCTAATCTTCTTAAAGCTCTAAAAAAATTTGCTAATGGATCTCCCGCGCCTGTCAACTCAGCAAAAGCTTTTGTATCTACTTGACCAGCAAGTTCATCTAAAGGATCTGATACATATCTTGATAAACCAGGAAACTGCATAGCTAAACTATCTATGTATTCATCAGCCATTTTTTTTACGTGTTTTGTAGGAATGACTTTAGGATTTTTTATTGTCTTAGCTAATGCTTCAAAACCTGAATAACTTGCGTTTATTAAATTAGAATTTTGTTTGAATGCTTCATCTGCTTGTTTGTAAATTGTTGCAGATAACATACCTGTTTTAATTAATGGTCCATAATTAAGAACGGAGTTATTTAAATATTCTCTACCAGCTTTTTGTTCAGCTCCTTGTAATGCTTCTTTACCAATTCCATTAATAAAAGGCATGATACCAACAACCTTAAAAAATTTATTTGCAAAACCACCAAGAAGACCTGTGCCCTCTTGAGCAGTCATAACTAAAGGTAATGGTAAACCTTTGTCTCTTGCAATTGCTGCTAACTCTTTTGCATTTTTTGATTTAGCCCCAATAGCTAATCTACCAATTTTACCTAAACCCTTTGTTATAAAAGGTGTTAATGTGGCTGCACCTGCATTCCATGCCAATGCTGTAAACATTGCATCTGATGCGTTAGCCATAATATCTGTGTTTACTTCTCTTGGTGGCATATCTTTTAAATCATCTGCGATAGCATCCATAGCTAAAACACCTGCTGTTTCATTAAGAGTATCGTAAGCAACTGAACCTGCACCTGCACCTGCTGTGCCACCTAAAACTGATTTTATTTCAGTTCTTCCAAGGGGACTAGCTAAAACTCTACCAATTGTAGGATCTGCAGCTCTTGCTATTAATTTCATAGCACCACCTAATAATTTAAATCTACCAGGTAGTTTTGTAGTTAATTTATCTGCAAAGTTGCTAAACATTTTTGTTCTCGCAAATAAACCTGTGTATTTGTTTCCAGGTATTTTAGATTTTGCGGCACTAAATATTTTTTTTCTGTCTGCTACATATGGATAAATAGAACCAATTAAATCACCAGCTAAAATAGCTTCTGATCTACCATCAAGAGCACTATCTTGTTGTTGTAATCTTACACCTATAGGATTTTTTTCTGCAGCATCCATCGTAGCAACGTCTCTAGCTGCAGAACCCCTTTGTTTAATTAAATCATCCATTAGAGGACCTTTTAAGGCACCTCTTTTTATAGCTTCATCTATTAACTGTCTTTCCTTAATACTTAAATTAGAGGGATTTAAAGTTTTATTATCTAAAGCAGATTGTATATCTTGCAAAGTAGCCATTATAAGTTAACTCCTGATAGCCCTTCTTCAATTTCATCTAGACTTAAATCTTCTGCAAGTTGTTGTGCAATTGTACCTTTTCCGAATGTTTCAAATTCAGCTAAATTTCTTAAATTTGTAATTGTTTGTTCTAAACCTCCTGCTGTTCTGTATAATTCTTCTTGTCTTCTAATGTCTGATTCAAGCTGTGAAGCAATAGCATTTATTGAAGCTCTAACATCAGCTGAAGATCTTGTTAATGAGAATATATTTACAATATTTCTAGCAGCATCGATGTCTCTTTGTGTTAATCTATCTTGATCTTTAAATGTATTAGCTAATGCATAAACAAGAGTTGTTTCTTGTACGGCTAATTTTTCTTGTTCTTCTCTACTTAAACCAGAAAAGAATCCTGTTCTTTTTAATCTTTTTGTAGCATCAGCCATAAGATTTTCTTTACTTAAAAGTTCTTTAGCTTCTTTTTTTGCTTTTTCGCTTAAATCAGATTCATCTATTTTTTTGTATTCATCTTCTTGTAATTTTAATGCTTTTTCTTCAAGTTGACCTAAAGTTAAATTAGTAATGTCATTATCTAAAATATCTAAACCTACTAACTCTTTTGCAACACCACTTAATCTTCTAGTAAAAGTATCAACTGAAAGTGTAGCACCGGCTTTTACTTTTTCACCAGATTCATCTTCTTGGTTTAATGTTTGTAATACATCTCTAGCAACTGATAATGCATTGTATCTATTACCTAATACATCTTGAATTTCAAATAATCTTTTATTAATATCTTTTTTTGCTTTGAAATCTTCAAATACTCCTATTACCTGACCTTCTGAATCTTTGATTGGCCCTGATTGTGAAATAGGGATTAATCTTTCTTGACCGTCATCACCTAACCCACCTGGTAAATAAGTTGTTCCACCCTTACCAATATAACCATTATAATTTCTAAGAACACCATCAGCACCTCTAAATTGAACAACACCTGGAGTAAGATCAGGTCTTTCTGTTTTTGCTGCATCATTTAAAAATTTCATATGATCAAGAGCTGCATTCAATGAAGACTCTCTTCTATTAGCTCTTAACTCACCTTCTTTTAATCTTATGGTAACTAAATTATTTACAGCAGGTCCTAAGGCCTGACCAAATACTTCTAAGGCTCCACCAATACCACCTTTTTTTGTAGTTCCAGTTAAAAGACCTGAGGCAAGATTTGATAAAAAAACTAAATTAGCTTGAGAACCTCGACCTTCATCAAGCTCATCATAGTATCTTCTAGCTAATTTAATTGTTTGTTCAAAATTATTATCAATAGTTGTTCCACCAGTTCCTCCATTAATAATATTATTTGTAGTTTTTTGATCTTCTTTCGCTGCTTCAATTTTTTCTTTTCTTGTTAATTCAAGCTCTGGTGCTCCGGTAGCCGGTGTATCTTTATCTGCACCCGCTGCAATTTTTTCTCTTTGGTCATCACCACCTCCAGGAGGAGTTGGTAAAGGAGAAATACTATCCGCTTGTATTGAATTTAAATTAGCATCGCCTTCTGCGCCTGCATATTTTTCATCTAATAATTGATCACCCTCAGCTTTTAATTCAGTTCTTCTATCTGCAAAACCTGGTCTAGTAGATTTTTTTGCAGAAGTTTTTGGTTGAATTGGTTCAGGTGGTCTAGGTACAAATTTACCAAACAAGCCTTGGGGTAAAGATCCAAAATCTTCTACTGAAGAAGCAAATTCTGCTCTTTCCTTTTTAATTCTTTCTTGTTCTTTTTTAGGTAGTGCATCAAATTTTTCTTGTTCTTTTTTACCCATATATCCTAAACCACCAACAGCTAAGATACCTGCACTTGGTAGAAAACCTATAGAACCTAAAGCTGCTGCTCCTGGAAGTTTAGTAGCTCCATAAGCACCTGCTAGTTGCAATGGCATTTTGTAGGGAGAATCTTTCATGCCAAATGCATCTAAAACTTTTCCTGAACCTTCGTAACCTATAATTCCTGGTAGATTAGCAATACCTTTACCAAATCTTACTATTGGATTTCTTGCTAAATTTTGCATCCTAGTTGGTTTAGGTGGACCAAATCTTTGTGTGTTTACTGGAGAAAAAACTCCTTGACCTGGAACTACAGCAGGAGTTCCTGGCGGACTATATGGTTGTCCAACCATTATACCTGTTTGTGCTCTAATAGTTTTTAAATGACCTTTTCTAAGAGCAGCTTGTCTAAACAAGGGTCTATTTAAAACTTTATTCATAAGACTACCCCTTTGGATTTAAACCTTGATAAGCTGTAAATGCTCCTATACCTGTTCCTACAGCTTGTGCTAAAGGACTAGTTGTAGGTTGTGTTCCCATTGTAATACTTGATTGAGTTTTAGGGCCAGCAGCATAAAGATTAGCTAAAAATTCAGCTCTTTGATAAGGTTCGTATTGTTGTTGTAATGTTGTTGCTCTTTGAGCATCTAATGCTTGTTGAGCTAATTGTCTTTGAACTCCGCCAGCGCCCATAAGTTGTGCAATATCTTGTTGTGCCATTTGTTGTTGACCTGCACCAATATTAGCTAATTGTTGACCACCTGCCATACCTAATTGTTGTTGTCTTTGAGCTGCACCTAATGCAGTACCGAAACCTTGTTGTTGAGCTCTACCCATTGCGTCTAAAGTTCTATTTTGTAATTCTGCTTGTTGTACACCTTCTCTACCACCACCAAACGCACCTGATCTAACAGCTTGTGCAGCTATTTGATTTTGCATTATGCCAGACTGTCTTGCAATTTCATCAGTTACATATGATTGATATGGATTTAAAAATTGATTTATTTGTGATGCACCCACTGGAGCTATTGCAGTATTAAGCGCAGCTATTCCTTGACCCACTGTTCCTGAACCCACACCTGTCGTTCCTGCTGCTGTTAAAGCTTGTTGCTCTAATGCAGACAATGGAGCTACTTGAACATCAGGCAAATTAATAGGGTCTTGCGCTACTTGACGCGCAATATCCATTAACTCAAGTTTTCTTTCTTCTACTCCTGGTGCTTCTCTAACAAATTGTGTTTGTGCAGAGGGTGTTGATGGTGCTTTATTTGACCCAAATCCTAAAAAACTCATATTATATCCATTTCTCTAATTGAACATGTTTCTTTTTCCAGCCCCATTTTTTAGAAACTTTTTCCCAACCAGGTCTAGCCATAATACACATTCGTTTACATTTATTTTGTTTTGCAAATTCTGTTACTTCATGCACTAAAGCATCTTCCCAAAGTTCTCTACGTTTACCTGTGCAAATAATTATTTCATATTGATGGTAATTAGGTAGTTCAGCTATTCTTCCTACAACAACACCAAATACTTTGTTTTCTTCAAACTCATCACTGCCAAATAATATCCAACATTGAAACACATCTTTCTTTAATTGTTCTAATATAAATTTTGAATCACAATATTTACCAGAAAAAACTAAAGCTTCAGATATCATAAATTCTGCAAGTGGCCAGAACCTTTCAATATCTTTTGGTTCTATTGATAATACACTTACAAGTGGTTTAATTTTTCGTTTTTGTGCTGTTGCCATCATTATCCTTTAATAAATCAAATACACGTTTGTATCTTTTTTGTTGTTCATAAAAGTATGCGGCACCTTTTTCTCTCATATCTTTAAAGCTATTTGGATTAGCTCCAGCTATGATCCCAGCACCCAATACTCCATCTGCTCTTGTTACAAATTCTCCATCTGCTAATTGAGCTAACATTGTATCTTCGTCTTTATCACCTACCCCTGCTCCGTCTTCAACGTATCCAGTTGCTCTAACATAATTGTTAGAATCATTTTCATCGTGTGTTACTTTAGAGGGTAAATAGTTAACACCACCCTCATTAAATTTTTTTACCTCTGCTAATCCACCAGTTCTTAATCTTGTTTTTTCCATAGCAAAAGGTCCAGATCTAAAAGCTCCTTGATTTTTTGGATCTGCTTCAGGAATATAAACAGATTCATATTCTTTTTCTTGTCCGGAAGTCGGGTCTATGTAAGTAAAGCCTGGTCTTTGTTTTGCAAATTCTGCGTAACCAACATTATAAGTTGGTTGATAAATGTCCGTTGGTCCTTGATCAAAAGCACCTAATAAAAATGGTATGCCTCCTGCTAGTGCAGAAACTTTTAAACCGTCATATTCAGTAAAACCTGATTTTTTACTTTTTAAAATTTTATCTAACAAAGTAGGGTCTTTTAAACCTTGTTTAGCTAATTCTGCAGCTGTAGATGCTGTTGGAAGTTTAGAGGCAGCTTGTGATCCAAATTGAGCTAATGGATTTCTACCTCCTGCATTTGGCATTTGAAATGGCATAGGGGCTTTTGGAACTCCTGGAACCATATTGCCGAATTGATATCCACCATAAGCTCCTGCTGCTGTTCCTAATAATCTCCCAATACCTGTTGCTCCTGATTCTTTAGCTCCCCTATATCCTTGATAACCACCGTAGGCTGCTAATGCATAGGGTAAAAATTGTAACATGTAAAAATTCTCCTTTTAAGATCTTAAATAGTAAATATTACCATTTTAAGCCTTAGATATCAACTCATCAGAAAAACGACCTTCATAAGTATGATCCCCAACATGAACAATGGGTGCATCAACTAATGCGTAGCATTTACCACCTAAATCTTTCCAAAGTTTACAGAAAGCAAAGTCCTCACCCAAATAAACCTTTTCTACTGGATCATGTAAAGTATCAAAAAAATTCCACATATTTGGTTTGTCAACGTATTTTCCATTTATAACAGTTTTTTGTACAATACTCTTATCAGGATAAGCCTTAATCATTTTTGTAAAAACTTCCCTTTTAATTAACATACAGCCCGTAGGACTATGAGTGACCTCAATTACACCATTGTCCATTATTATACTTTTCGGATTTTTAACTCTCATAGGATATGTATTTAAATATTTTTTTAAATCGTATGGTTTTTTTATGTTTACGCCTTGTTGGATTTTATCAAAAAGTTTTTCCCACATCATTGTTTTTAAAGGATAAGGTATGGATATTATATCTTTATCTTTTTCTACCATTCTTAATATTGATGGAGAATGAAACCAAATATCAGAATCAATAAATAATAAATGAGTTTGATCTGATTCTAAAAAACTTGACACGCATAAATTTCTTCCTTGTGTAACTAATGAAGATTTCATTAATTGAAAATGTGTATCTACACCTTGTTCGTTTGCATATTTTTGAAACTCTAAAAGTGCTTGTGTGTAATGTAAAGATACATCACTATGCACTGGAGTAGCAACAAATATAGAATAATCTTTTTTTGGTTTTGTTTTTGGTCTATCTTTCCATAATGGCTTTACAGCTAAATCTTGAGAGGGTGGATCAACTCTAAATTCTTTTAATGTTTGATAAGTATCTTCATTAACAAATTCATTATTTTTTTTCATGATTTCGTATCCTTTCACGGTTTTTATCAACATTTATATTAAATGCAAAAGTTATTCTTTCATAATTATCTTTTATTTTGTCTACTTGATGCCTTAAACCTGAAGGGAATAAAATCATTTCCCCTGGTTTACCTTGTACACTAAAATTTTGATCTGGGAAAATAGTTAAATCATTTTGATTTTGTAAATAAATAACTCCTGAGACAAAACCACTATGACTGTGTATTGGATTATAATTATTTTTGTAAGCATAGTTTATCCAAACATCAGATTCAAAATGACCAGGCCATTCTCTTAAATAATAATCTCTATGGTGGCCTCCACTAAGTTTTGAAATTAATCTTAAAACGTAAGGTAACCAAAAGCCATCATAAATTAAAAATTTAGGGACACTTACTTGATAATTATTGCCTTCAGTTCCAGCATTATCCATCATTTTTAAATGAGATAATTTGTGATTTTTAATTTTATCACATTCTTTTTTCCAT